TGGGGAAGAAGAGGAAGAAGTTTAATCTTCCATATAACCCTGCTTTAACCAAGTAACGTTATATGTTACAAATTTGTTATATACTCCTAGTAATAAACTAACTGTATTATACAATTCTTGAATCGACTCTTCTGATACGTTGGAGGAGTCGATTATTTTTTGTATACGGTCTCGAGCAAATTTAAGATCAGTACTATCTTCTGGCTTTATTTTGCTAAGTGATTTAATGTAGTCGTGTTTATTTCTAATTACCATTTATCTCTACCTTCAGTGATTTGTAAGCTCGTTTTCGGGCTGCTGAGTGCTCCTTTAAATAAGGCACTTGATCGTTAAAGTCATAAATATATACTTTTTTCTTACTTTCGTGTATACGTAAGGCTCTTCCTAACGCTTGTAGAGTGGCGATTTCTGATTTAAGCCCCCTAGCATTAATAAGATGGGATATTTCAGGAATATCAATACCTGTTTGCATTATTTTTGTTCCTATTAATACCGAGCGTTTATCCTGTTTAAAGTCTTTTATTCGTTTGGTTCTAAGCAGCAAGTCATCTTTACCTTCGAGAGTTCTCGATTCCGGTATAAGTTTTTGAAGAATCTCCAGATGCTTGAGGTTTTTTACTAATATGAGAATACGCCCCTCGGGTATACTATCACACAAGTCTTTTATTTTATTATTTCTATCCTCATAATTGATTATATGAGAATCGTAAATATCAAGATAAGTGCTGTTGAGTAGTGAGTGGTCCTTGTATTCGGGTAAATCTATAAAAGTTACCACTGGAGGTGTTAGAAAACCATCGTCCACGAGTTGTTCTACATCTACCTCAGATATAATATCCCCCAGGTAGGCTACAAGATTTAATTTTGCCATACGCTCTTTTGGCATTGTAGCAGACATGCCAAAACGATACATCGCGTTGGGAAAAGATTTAACAACTTTAGTTGCTATTTTTCCTTTTGAAAATTCATGAACCTCATCAAATATTATGAATTCTGATTGGTCTAGGTGGCTGTCTAAAATTTTATGGATAGACTGCACTGTACATAGAATAATAGGCTTTAACTCTACTCCATCCCCAAAAGCGACCCCTACATCAAAATCTAAATTTTTTAGAAACTTATAAGTTTGCAAGAGCAGGCTCTTCTGAGTGAAGAAGATAACGCCTGTTTTTTCTTTTAAGGCATTTAAAATTCCTGCAAGTATGATGGTTTTCCCGGCACCTGTAGGGGCTTTTATCAGCGCCATCTTTTTTTGAAGGGCTAGATCAATTAAAGACTTTTGGTAAGGTCTATATTCTATTGAAGGTATATGTGTGTCGTACAGGCTGGGGGCGTTGGTTCTTTTATCTTCGATGGAATAGTCTAGTTCAGCTATCTCTAAATCTCTTTCAATAAATGGAAGCAGCCCGGTACCAAAAACACCTTTCTCTGAAATAAAGTATTTTGTTCCATCCCACCCGCGCTTATAGGCTTTGCTGTATCTTGCGCCCGGAATTTTGGCACTATACTTTTTACGAAGAACAGATAAAAGTTGTTTATTTTCTGTATCTAAGAAAGATGTTACATTTTTTACTATAATTTTCAAAGTGGCACTATAATAGACGAAAGTTTATCTTTTTGGAGTAATTATGTCATCGGGCGAACCATCTATTGTTGATCTTATTAAGAAACACCAAGCACAAGGGGGCACCTTGCCTTCTGCCAGTGATCGAGATACTGCTGCTGTAGAACACAAAGCAGCAGCAATGTCTGAAAATATACCTGCGGATCTTAAAACAGAAGCAGCTTTGTCAAAACTTTTGGCAAATGTAACCGGTAAGATGGCTTGGGTTTCAATAGATTTACCTTCTAAGGGTCTCTTGTATGAGGAAGGTACTAAAACTATCCATATACGTCCTTTTACATTTGATGAAGAAAGAATTCTTAAATCTGTTGAGACAGCAACAAAGCCAGACGAAACTATTGAACGTTTGTTGGAGGCTTGTACCAAAGGGATGGAAGCTTCTAAACTAACTCCACATGATAGAGTGTATGCTTTATACAGGATTCGTGGTATTTCGTATGGTGATGATTATCCCATAGAGCATACCTGTGAAAAATGTGATTCGCGTAGCAAATTAGAGCTTTCTATAAAGAGTTTAGCTACAAAACCTCTAACAGAAGATCACATGAGATTTACTCTTCCTGACTCTAATATGGATGCAATTATAAAACTGCCTAGGTATCAAGACGAACATCTCATGAAAACTGTTAATGACATGATAGAAAACATGCATTTATTCGTTTATAGTATAGGTGATGTTAAGGATAAAACGGTCATTGAAGCTTTTATACGAAAAACAACAGTAAGGGATATTGATACTTTAAGAAGTAAGATTTACAACCCGGATTATGGTATGGAAAATCACTTCTTTTATAATTGTGCCGGATGTGGTCATAAGAATCGTGTTGACATAATGCTAAACGAGAATTTTTTTACCGCGAGCTGACTAGTCTTTGGGAAGGCGATAAGCTTGAAAATCAAGCTTATATTCTAGTTAAGCATGCAAATTTTAGCCTTGGGGATGTAAGAAAGTTGACCTTTGTTGAGCGTTCTGCGTATATAAAGTTGTTACGAGAAGAAAAAGATCGTGAACGAGAAGAGCTAGATAAAGCTCGCAGACGAAGGACCTAAATAAAATATGTCAACTTTCAATAGCTACTCTGTCGTAAAAAGGTACAACCGCCCTAGTATCCTACAAAGAACTCAACTTGATATGTTCTTTACAAATAATGGGACATACTTTAGCCCATTTGGAGTAAGTGCTTGCTACATTCTCCCTGATACAAGTATCACAAATGGAAGTCCAGATGTTTACATTAACCGAACAGTCAGTGACATTGGAACTCCTGCTTATGGGCGTTTAACTGAGTATGCCTTGCTATCCGCAGTTGTAGCTACTTTTGATGTAAGTAATGGCGGAAAACTCCTAGACGAGCTTGATTACAGCCCGGATACGTCGGCTGCTAGTGGTATTTATTCAGGCACTAATTCAAAACTTACTGTTATTGCAGATGGAGCAGCATTTCCTAGTTTTTCATCTTTAGGGATATCAGATGGCAAATGGTTTGATGTATGGCTAATTAAAGACTTCGAAACCGTCGATGCCTCTGCGGGGTGGCAGCTATACTGGAATAAATTTGAAACTTATCAGGATCGAATTATATCTTTTACTGAACCTTTTCAAATTACTGCTAAGAATAATCTTACTCAAAAATATATCCAACTCAGTTCAATTGAAACTCTTCGAGTAACAACAGATGTATTTCTAGCCAATAGAAATATGACCGAAGACGAAAAAAATGTCTGGAGGCAATCCTCTTTAACTAATGCTGAAATTAAAATCAGTAAGAGAAACCCTAACACCACAGGTTTAATTACACAAGTAATACCTTGGACCTCCATAGGAGTAGAGGTTACGTCAAACAATACAATCTTATTTAACTGGGATACTCGCTCTCTGAGTAAAGGCGATTATACCGTGCAAGTTAGATATACCCTCTTAGAGCAGACGTTTGTCAGCGAAGAGTTTAGTTTAGTGCTTCGGTAATTTCGTACTCGAAATCAACTACTCTAAGACCGGCTTTTAGCACAGCAAGAAACTCTGATTTCGTCTGGCACTTAACGTGGAGGTCATTCCAATCTTTGCAAGCTTCCGGGAGAGATGCCACACAGAACTCATTTTTATTCTTCCCCAGGAGAAGTTTTCTGGCTTGTTTTAAGCCCTCCGCACCGGCTTCATCGTTATCGTAAGCAAATATAATTTGTTTACCTTTCAAGGCATCTGCTTGAGCATGCGAGAGTTGGCTCCCTTGGGTGCAGGTAGCGTTAACTCCATTTATTTGGAGTGATATAGCATCGAGGGGTCCTTCTGTAAGGAAGATATAATCTGCGTCATCCTGGTAAGGAAACAGGATGTCAGATGATTTTTTCCCTGTAACCTCCCTTGAAGGGTTTAAATATTTAACCCCCATAACGCTCAAGTTGCGTGCTTGAAAATAGATTAGGTACTTATCTTTTTCCATGTAGGGGATGATAAGCCTATTAGCATATCTGCCTGTTTTAGCGAGATAAAAATCAAAACCATTAAGTTTTCGTGACTGTATAAACTTTCTTGCTAACCTTTCAGTTAGATTATTAGAATTAATATTATCAGGATTAAATTTAAAGAAAGAAGAAAATATATCTTGAAGACTATTATCTTTTACTGGTTTTTGATTTTGTGCATTGAGTGAGGATACTTCAAATAAATGCTCAGGAGTATCAAACATTTTGCTACGCAAGTAGGATAATGCTTGATCGTAAGGTATTTCTTCTATAGCAGCAATAAGCTGTGGAAAGTTTCCTTTTTCGTGGGACTTAAAATCTTGCCATAATCCAGATTCTAGGTTTACAGAAAGATGTAACCCATCATCTGGCACGAAGATAGAGTTCGTGGTGAATTCCTGCCCGAACACCCTATTTGTTGGGAACTTTGTGTATAAATACTCTTTTATAAGGTTGGACGGTAACATTATGTTTATTAAAGGCTTCTCACCATCGAAATTGAACACTTTTGACGAATGCGAGCAAAAGTTCCGATATAAGTATGTACACTATCTTCCTGAAGAATATAATGAAGATTTATCCCAGGAAGCTCTTCAGTATGGCTCGTATATCCATAAAATTCTAGAAGACGGGGTGGAGGCTGAGTCAGTGGGGGAGCTTGTAGAGCATGCGTCACGACTCCGTAATAGTTACCAGTTCAAGGGTCGTGAAGAGGATACTCTCAAATGCATTAAAAATTTCTTAGCCTTCAATAGCAAGCTAACAAAGAGCGTATCCACGGAAATGAAATTTAAGATAGACGTTCTACCCGATTTAGAAGTTAATGGCATTATCGACCGGGTTGTGGAAGGGTCCCCCGGCAATTACCTTGTCATTGATTACAAAACTTCGAAGCGGGAAAAGACTAAAAGAGAACTTTATAACGATTCCCAGTTAATGATATACACTGCCGCTATGGCAAAGATGTATAAATGTGATATACGTAACATCACCGTCGCTCACTATTACCCCCTAACAGGTAACTTAGTTACAATAAAATATTTGCCAAGCCACATTGCTTCTTTTCTTAAAAAGCTAGACGAAAAGAAGTGGAGGATTAGAAAAAAGAAGATTAACGATTTTAAGCCTCGAGTTAATCAATTTTGTGACTGGTGTGGGTATAAAGAGCTTTGTCCTGAATTTGGAGGGACAAAAGATATGCTGGATGAAGCTATCAAGAAGAACAGAAAAGATAAGCCAAGGTCTTCTCTGGGGGCTAAGAAAAGTAACTGATAGCTTTGGCTAAAAGGCTCAGTTTGAGTCTTTAAAACCCCTATAAACAATAGGGTGATAGAGTCCTATATCAATTAGATTTAAAAAATCTTTTACTTGTTCTGGGTCATAGCCATGCTTATTATGGTATTGATTCTTAATATGAGCTATGGATATAGGCTTTTGTTGCTGAAAAGCATCAATAATCATATTTTGAAAGATAGAGACAAATGATTCTGAGAATTTATGTCTCCATTTTTCTTTGAACTCCAAAGATAGCGCATAGTTTATTTGCTCTAGGAATTCTTCAAGTTCAACTTGATCATCTATGCTTATCATTTTTCAATTTTATATATAATATATAAGATTAAAGTCTGGGACCCAAGGAAAATGACAAGAAATATTCAAGCAAGCCTCCTTTTTAGGAAGAATACTCCGGGGAGAAGACTAACGTCTATAAAAAACCTCTCCAAGTACCCAGGACAACTGTATACCTTCCAGTATACAAGCTATGGTCCAGTTTTATCTAAGCAAAGACCTAATAAAGATAAGAGACCCCTCTTATTATTGGCAGTTAGAAACGGGGAAAAAGTATGGAAAGCTAAAAATGGTAAAAGATATGTTTATGGATTTAATTTAAATTATCTTAGCCCTATGAGGCGGCTAAGTGTTATTAAAGACATAATCAAAATGGTTACTGATCGTCCAGGTGAGCAATACTCTTATCAAGATATAAAAACTGCTTTAAATCTACCCTCCTCTAAGGAAGATTCCATTTTTCGCAAGTATGATGTTAGAGGTAGTAAGTTGCGTTATCTGAAAGAAGTAGACCTAGATACTTATGCCAGTTACCTAGAGGAATCCTTAGGGGTTTAGAAAATTATGTTAAATAGTCAAGATCGTGCTTTTTTTGAAGCAATGAACCGCAAGCTTGCGGAGGACTTTAATAAGTCACTGACCCAAGGATTTAAGGACCTAAAGGAGCATCTGCCAAAAGATAAGGACGACAAAGACAACACCGAGGAGTTGAAAAAAAATACTGAAGCAACTATAGGCAATACCATCGTGGTTAAGTTGCTGAAGGGAGTCACGCACGCTGCTCTTAGAGTTGGTAGCAAAACTATAAATGGCATCCAAGAGTTTGGCAATGTGATGTCAAGATCTGCTGTTGCGGCAAATAAAGAGTTCTTAATAGGAACTAAAAGTGTAGCCGGTGCTTTAGAAAGGTCAACCCCAAAATTAGAAAAGACTTTTGGAAAATTTGGATTTGATATAGTAGATGCTGGTAGAGCGATGGACTCTGCTATTCGAGCTAATATTAGAAATACCGGTCTACAAACACAAAAGTTTATAGCGACTAGTACAGGGTTAGGTAATAGCCTAGGCAAAACAAATACTTTTCTAGCAACTCAACAAAATGTTCTTGGTTTAAATACGGAATCAACCATAGCCCTTGGGCGGCATTTATTAGCTACAGCCGATGCCAACGATATGCTGGGTGAGTCCCTCTATGCGGCTATAGAGGCTTTTACTAAAACAAGTAAAGAGCAGGCAGTAATTTTTGGGCCTAAAACAGCGGAAGAGATTAGAAAGGCTGTTATAGGGCTTGAAGGTCTTCTAGGAGGTACTGGCGCTGGGCAAGCGCTAATTACTTCTCTTACATCTGATATGATGAAGATCTATAGAATTGGGGGATGGTTAGGGATGGCTGATGCAGGAGGGCAGTTTGAGCGAGATCCTGCGGGGTTTATTGCTAAAGTTCTCCCGGCTATGGCTGCTAAACAGAGAGAGTTTCGGGCCGCAGGGTCGCCTCTTGCTAGCCAAATGCTTTTTAGAACATTTGCGGCTCAAACTGGGATTGATATCTCGGCCTTTAAGGATGCGGATATTATTATGGATAGAGCCCGTAAACAAAACATAAGTTTAAACGAGGCTTTACGTGGTAGGGTTTTTTCTGAAAAGGATGCGAGCGAGAAAGCTAAAATAATTACGCAGTCTAGTACTGATGCGGCTGAGAATATGCTTAATTTTGGGTTTCAGGTAGAAGCCGTTAAGACTAAGATGGAGGTGTTTGGAACGGCTGTCGATACGGCGTCTGGGTGGCTTTATAATTCTGATGGGAGTCTTGCATCGGCGGCGGAGACGGCCGCACGCGCACTTGGATTTATTGGGGGTGTCCAGGGCACTTTAGGGTTAGGTAACACTAACATTAATGATTTAATCAGTTCGCTCACCCAGGGCGGTGCCATGGCTGCGGGCTTCGGGGGCGCGACATGGCTAAAAAATAAAGTCTGGCCATCCGGTAAAGTACCTACAGCAGCTGGGCCGTTAGCTACAGCAGGTGCGTCGATACCTACAGCAGGTGCGTCGCCCATGGACACGCCCGCCGACATCGAGCGATTTGCTCGCAAGGGACGACGCGCTCGCGAATATCGCAACCGCCTTGCAAAGATTAATAAACATCCCTTTACGAAATGGACTAAATGGGGAGGAGCACCACTTGCCGGTCTTACAGCCGGAATCGACGAATACCAGGAAAGTGGTCATTTGGGTCGTGCGACAGTAGCCACCGGCGGCACGATGGCTGGCGCTCTGACCGGCGCAGCCCTTGGCGCGAAGCTTGGTGCTTTTGGGGGGCCATTTTCACTTGTTACTGCACCACTTGGTGCTATTCTTGGCGGTGTAATTGGTGCCTGGAGTTCGAACGTTGCTAATGACGCCATGTTTGGTGATGAATCTGGTAGTGATACAGCGCGACTCGAGCGAGTCGCAGAAAATGGTGCTGCTAAGCAAGAGGAATTTCAAGTGGCCAGCCTTCTGATTGCCGAATCAACAAACGAAAATATTGTGGAGATGAAGGATCTTTTAGAACGCTGGCTCAGCACGGTGCCCGGTGCGCCCCCACCCATCACTTCGCATATGTTTCCTAACAATGCTAAAGTTTCTTCTGGAGGATTAGATAGATAATGGCTTTACTAAACGGAATAACTACGGGTATCTCAGAAATTTTTGAAACTGGGTTTCAAGGGTTAGGTACGGCAATAGGGTTACCCGGTCGTGGAGGTGTACTAACGGGTTTGACCAATATGGTCGATACTGGGTTAGATGCAGCTTTAGGAGGGATCCCCACTTTTGGTGCGCCCCCTAATAATTTTTCTCCTCTGCCGAAGGGTATTCATGAATACCATTTGTATAACACTGATGCTAGTAAAGTACCTCCTAATAGTGGCAAGCTCAGGGTCAGCCCAGCGGGGATTGGGCAGAGTGTTGGTCTAGATGAGGACACTAATCCTGATAATAAGTATAATGTAGTTATTAAAGAAGCCGATAAGAGATTAAATACAGTTCTGGAGGAAAGATCATATTTGGATTTTTACTTCCCTGGGGAGGGGTTACAGTCTGGGCAAGTTCGTCGTGTGGCGTTTTTTGAAAATCCTATGATTAGGGAATCACGGTCTCCGCGTTATGCAGAGCTTCCTATAGTTACTAGAAATGAACCTGTCCGGTTGTTTGTGGGTGCTAATCCTAGGAAGGTTAAGTTAGAGTTTACGTATACTTTACCTCATGTGGAACATTTTTTTCATCTAATGAAATCTGCTTTATATGGCCTTAAGGGGTTCAAAACAGATCTTGTAGAAAAGCCGTTGGTCCCCACCATGGTATTCGAAGGGGGAGATTTGGAAGGAATAGGCTCCATTGTCGGCCTGACCGAAGCGGAGACCGTATATAAAGACTGGGCAACTGGCAAGATTGGTCAGTTTTTTGGGCTGGGGTTTAAAACTGATTTTTCAGATAAGGTATCTCTTCAGAATACTGACCGAGGGGCAGGTCCTAGGTTTTATGAACCTACACTTCTGGAGCCGAAAGACGGCATAGCTGAAGCAAAAAGTTCAACTTATTTAGAGAGACTTCTTAGATCTTGGTCCCTTGATTCAGAAGATATGGAGTCTATGGGAATGGTGGCGACGTTATACACTCAATTTGTTATTGATACTATAAGAGCTTCTGTTATTGGGGATAATTTATCTTTGGGACAGGTAGGACCTCCTTTAGTTAGGTTTAGACACGGTACAATTTTTAATGAAGCACCTTTTATTGTTAAGTCTTTTGATATAAATTATCTTAATGATAAAGGATATGAAGTTCGGACGTTGACACCTAGGCAAATAAAATTCTCCCTGAGTCTTGAAGAATTTAGACAGCAGCATGGTGCGCAGCATGGGGGTTCACAGGAGCAAGTACCGGGAGCATCTGATATATTGAACTTAAGTACTGGATTCTTTCGGGGGGATGAGAGACATACATTCCCTAAACTATAGGAGATAAATTTTAATGATTCAAGCTTTTACTTCCCGCTACACAACTTATGGTGCTTTACAGCGCACCCATAGAGGGAATCCTTTTGTTGATCTGGTAAATTCTAAAGGGTGGAAAAATTTTCTAGTTGAAAATTTAAATTCCATGGAATACAAGGTTGCTATCATACCTGCACAGATGGAGTTCCGACCAGACATTATTTCACAAGCTGCTTACGGAACTGTTAACCTTTGGTGGTTAATCTGTTCTGCTAACTCTATAATTGACCCGAATACAGAATTAGTTGCGGGTAAGCAAATTAAGATACCTATTATTAATTAAAATGGCAGTAGGATATAAAGGAACATCACCCCCTAAGCTTTACGTTACGTATACCTTAGAGGCTATACAAAATGTTGGGTTAAAATCAACAGAGGACACGGATCCTTTGGATTTAAAAAATACCTTAGTGTCTTTTTCTTACTTTATTGGAGGTGACGGGGATACTTCGCTTACCATGGAGCTTACTTTGATGAACCCCTCTGTGGATATAGAAAGTAAGTTGTTTAGCTGGTATTCAGTTATTTATCCCAATACGGTAGCCGCAAATGCTACTGGTAAATCTGAGGAGGAATCACTTGAGTTTGCTAGAGAGCACGCAAACTTGTATGTACGTTTTGGGTATGTGTCCCCGGATGCGAATTCTCAATCCATTGGTGAAGAGGATATAGCCCTTTCTCATATTCATAAGGTTCAGCTTTATGATATGACTTATAATATATCAGACAAAAAAGATAGAATTGTTACGCTAAGGTTGGCGGCTCCACATGCACTGGATATGTCTATTGCTGTTGAAATGTCTGAGGAAGGAAATGAGAGAAATATACTTGTCGAATGTGAAGAGGAGGGAGTTCCAAAGGATTACCACTTTATTCTAAGTGAGGCAATAGTTAAATTGTTAACTAATGAAAAATGTTTTGTTGTTGTTGATTTAAGTAACGACCAAAAAGAAGCAATCAATGATTATTTTAAAGAAGTATTAGACCCCGCACGCCCTCAGATCCAGGCGCTACTCACCGATCCAACAGTCCAAACCCAGCGCGAACGCATCGAACCCTTAGAAAAAGTACCCGATTACCTCATTCCCATATTCTTGAGA